CTGTCGCTGATCTATTCCTGGTGCACCATTGGCCCAAGAATCTATCCTTAGCTTGCCATCAGGATCCCACCCCAAAGGTGTCTCGTGAAGAACGTGGAAATTTAGAGATATATCAATCGAAGCGGGAAATACCCCTTCTACGCCTGGTGAATACCATGGCGCACTGTCTGAGATCTCGGGCGTAAAAGTGAATCCATCTATAGTTCCGGCTAGCCCTGTCTCTTCCGCAGATGTTAGCATGCCTTCCTCTCTAAGGCCGGCTTTTACTATCAAATTACTGTATTTGATTTTGAACAAGGGCCCGGCTTGTATTTGAGTTGCGCTAGAGTTTGTTAAATTCGAACCGGCCGAATCATATGTCGCATATAACATAGAAGCGAACTGCTCAATCTTTCTTAGATTGGACTTTGCTTCGTCTAGATGAGAAGCTACAACTTTCCATGCCAAACTAATGGTCCTCTCTGTTCCTTTATATGTAGCAATGGGATCTGCGCGACCAAAGACGGTTTCTCTCTTATAATCCATCTTAAAATCATCTTTGAAATCTGTGAGCATTGCTTTGAACATGACTGAATATCCAGTGTTCACATGGTATATCTCAACAACTTGACCTTTCTGCGTAGCTATCTGATCGGTTATGTCGTTATAGCTATTCTTCCCATCGGAGATGGATCCGTTCATCTGCTTGTTGATTCGCTGCACATATGTGTTGGCGTCAAATTGCTCTACGCTTATTTGTTTTCTTGGCATTCTAAAAACCCTCTTATCTTCTCCCTATAAATAGAAAAGTAAAAAGTTTTTTAGCTAGCCGTATACTCTCCCAGTCCAGTTCTGTTAGCATATTCAGTATTTGTTTTGATTATGTAGTCGCCAAATCGATTGCCACCCACTTCAAGCCTAATAACTGCGCCATCTAAAGATGGGCCGCCGCCGGATCCGCCGCCCGGAACATCGCCCTTCGCCTTGAGTAGTTCAACGAGAGCGTCAACATTGTCCTTGTTCTTTACAACTTCTTTTTGATATTCTTTCGCCTTCTCAATAACCCTTACAGTGCTAGCTGCTGATTTTGGACTTACGGAAGATATGCTCCCAAACAACCTTTCCATCATTATGGTGGTGATTATTGTTGGCTTTGGATTAGTTGCCATCATATTCACTGCCTTAATCATTTTTTCCCAGGCTTCTGTGAATGCGTTGATGTGGCCAATTGCTGTCGGGATCTCTGAACTGATTTGCGCAAACATAGACGAACCCTTGGTCTTTGGCATTATCATAACATTCATAAGGTTCGTCAAGTCTTCTGATATTTTACTCAAAGGGAAAGAGAGTATCCACAATGCGCCTGCCAAGCCCACAAGACCCAGGCTCAATATTACCAACCCTGGGCCGGCCAAAACGGATGCGGCGCTGATGATTGCTATTGCTGCTCCTAAGAGCATAAGCGATTTTGATTGTTCCCACAATACCTCTGCACTAACACCATTTAGTGCTGCAACTAACAGAGATATTCCAAATGCCGCTGCCAAGACACCGACACCCATCATTAGGAAAACCAAACCTAAAGCTAACAGAGGCGCTCCGACGGCATAAGTTACAGCGCCCAGAGCACTAATAACTGGTATCATAAGAAGCAGCACAAGAACAAAGCCGCCCATCACTATGGCAACTGCACCTAGTGCCATTCCGGCATTTGTGATACCATTGAACGACGCAACCAAAAGAGAGAAGCCGTATGCCGCGAGACCAATACCAGCACCAATCATAAGTATAGCAGCGCCGAAAGCCAATAGGGGTCCAACAGCACTAGCAGCCTTCGGGCCGGATTTCTTCATCGCATCGCTGCCCTTGTCAACTTTTTCTGTAAAGCCAAGCATCTTGCCGGCCCCTTCTGCTGCCTTGTTGCCCACCTTAGATATACCAGCTGAGGTACCTGATATCATCTTGTTCATAGCCACGGCAGCTAATCCACTAGCTAGCTTTAGAGAGCCCAACACAACAATAAAAGCTACGAGCGCGCTCGTTCCAGAGCCACCAAAAAACTTAACAAGAGACTGAAACGATTCCATGAGCCAGAGGATGGCAGCAACAACATCTGGAAGAATTTTGGCACCAAACTTAAGAGCCTTGCCCATAAGGATGCCTATCTCATCAATTGCATTCTTTACAGCTTTTGTTTTTAGCGCATCCATTATTGCCTCAATACCATCTGACATTGCCGTCATCAACTCTTTACTTCCGAACAGCCCTTTCCAAAAAAGCTCTAACCTTCTTGCTATGTCAACAGTGCTGGAAAGTATCTTTCTGTAGTTATCTTGT